GCTATACGCTACGGGGGTCAAACGGCGTGGCGACCCCTTTACGGCTCAAAAAAGCTGTCTCCGCATTTTAGAGCTTTTTTGGGGGATTTTGGCGCCGCCAGCTAAAACGGAACGTCGTCATCTTCGCTTGCGTCTAGTTTTGCGCCGGTGTCGCCATTTACGACGATCGGTCTGTGGATTACGCTCGGAGTCGTAGTTTTGAAAGCGGTCCCAGAAAAGTCACTGGCTAAAATTTCTGGATGCTTCTTATTTATCCACACACGCAAGTGAGTCGGGGCAAGCAAGTCGGCGCAACGACTAAGGGCGTCGTCGATGGTTTCCGGAACGCCGTATTCCTCCAAGGCACGGTCGCGGGTGCGCCACCATTCACGGGCTTTTTTGCCGGCAAAGCCGGGATGCTCTAGGCACACCCACTCCGTGAACATGCGTAGCCCGCTTGTGTACGTTATGCAAAGCGACGGCGGGTTGCCGGAACGGGGGTGATGCTTGCGATAACTAACAAACTGGACTTGGAAGACCTCCACTTGCGGCGCGTCGCCTATAATTAGGGCTTCACCCGCCGCAACCGACCCGAATTTGACCTTTACGGGGAAAACATATCCGCAGTCCGGGCACGTGCGAAGACTGGCATGGCAGTAAGAACCGCATTCGTCGCATATCCTAACAGGCGCGGCACCGGTGCCACCCTTACCTTTCTTCCGGGGGATGCGCGGGTCATTTATGGGGCCAAGCCGTCGCGTGTTAGCGGCAAAGTCTAACACAAGGCAAGTCGGCTTGGGCCCGTGTGATATACAAGCAAGACGGTCACTTTGCTTAGATAGGTCAAAGCGGTCCGGGTAACACGTCGGCCACAAGTGCCAGTCGCTGCCATCCCGGCTAGGCCAACGGGGGCGCGTGCCGCGCCCTAACATCTGAACCCACAAGCCCGGCGATTGTGTTGGGCGTAGGACTACTATGCAATCGATGCCGGGGAAGTCAAAACCGGTCGTAAACATATCATTATTCACTAGCGCCCGAATTTCCCCCCTAACAAAACGCGCCTCAATGTCTTCTTGCTGCTCCTGCGGCATCTTGCTATGGACAGCGCCGGCGCTGACGCCTAACGAGTTCAGCATAGCGGCAACGTGTTCCGCGTGCTCGACGCCACTGCAAAAGACTAGCCAGTGATTCCGGTCGTGGGCTTGCTCTAGCGCCTCTTTCAGCGCGGCAAATGTTACCTCGTTCTTATCAACGGCTTTTTGGAGTTCAGCTAACACAAATTCGCCGCCTTGTGTTCTAACACCTTCAACGTCTAACTCCACTTTTGTTTTCTTGGGGACTAAGCGACACAAGTAGCCATCCGCTAACAAACGATTGAAATTTTCCATGCTGGTCCAATCGACTGCGATGTCCGTGAATATACCGTCTTCCGTTAGTAGCCCTTGCCCTAACCGATACGGCGTGGCTGTTAGGCCAATCACTTTCACAAGCGGGTTGATCGCTTTCAGTTTCCCTAACAACTTGAGATAACTCGTCTTTTCCTTTGGGCTAACGCGATGGCACTCGTCGATGATAATAAGGTCTATATGCCCTAACATCTGCGACCGGTTGACAAGTGTGCCGATGCCACCGTAAGTGATTTGCCGAATTTCCCGGCGGTTAAGCCCTGCCGAGTAAACACCGGCGGGAGCGGTGGGCCATAGCTCTAGCAACTTTTCAAAATTCTGTCTGATAAGTTTTCGGTCGTGCGTTAGCTTCAGAATCCGTGTGTTAGGGAACATCGCGCAAGCCCGGCGTATGAACTCGGCTATGATAATAGATTTGCCGGTGCCCGTAGGATAAGCGGCGATCGGGTTGCCCGTGTGACTCTTAAAGTAGTCGAACAAACCAACAACGCCGTCTTCTTGGTAGTTCCGGAGTTCTATCATAATGTTAGATCCTCGCTTTTAACGTGTGACGGCCCCGTTGTTACTTGCGTCCCGTCCTTACGGGTTAGCGTAAGCCAGCCCGCATTCGTGTCCCCGGCGGTAATTGCTGCGATATTTAAGGCATAGGGGTTGAATAAATGTTCGTCGCAGCCTAACTGCGGAATATCCCGTATCTGTAATCGGTTTTTAGCGCAAGCCCACTGCCCGTCCGCGACGGGAGTTGAATGGCAACACGTCCGACAGTTGATAGCCGGGCGCTTGTTCAAATGGCAAACAGCCTGAAAGTTGCAGAAGCGGCAAACATACCAGCCCGGACTTGTGGATATACGTGGCGGCGGTTCATTGCTATATATAACCGAGCGCGCCCGGTTGATTGCACGCTGTCCACAATGCGGGTCCAACGCGATAAATTCAAAGTATAGTTCGTCGGTGTTTTTGTTCACCGCCATATAAAGCCCGGTCTGAATGTTAAGTTTGAGCATATATGTCTGGAGTTGGACATAATGCGTCGGCTTTGCCTCTTGCAGACCCTTGGCGCGAAGTAAGGCATATGATTTTTCGCCGTGCGTTTTCATCTCTAACACGGCGGGCATGTCCGGGGGGAGTTGCGGTATGTTGATGCCGACGCCGTCCGTGCTCCCGCCAAAGTGACCTTCGACGTCCGTGATAAGCCATTGCTTACCGGTTGCGGGGTCGCGCTCATAAACGGTCGCACCGACGTCTTGCAGCAACTTCACGAAGCGGGCTTCCTCTAACTGGCCGCGTTCAAATAGTCGCAACATGCGACCTTCAAAGCGTTCCTTATCAACCCAACGAAAGACATACCATAAGAACCGCTGACATTCGTGACCTATAAGAGAGGCGCCGAGATGACGCCTCTCTGTTAGGTCCTGTTTCGCTTCAACTGCGGCTTCAATCGCGGCTAACAGGGGACCGGCGTTCACGTTGGCCAAGGGGCAAGGGTTTCCGCTTCGTGGCTGTTATCAACGACGCCGGCTTTCGTTAGGGCGTCGAGGTAAAGTTGAAGCAAGTATTGCACAACTGGATCGGTTAGGTAGTAACAATTCACAACGCGCTCGACGGCAAGTGGACCGTGACGCATGGCTTGCACTTGGTCTTGGATTTGACCACGGACCGCGTTCACGGCGGTTGGCGTTGCTTTGACGACGACGCCCTTAGTTGTTTGGAGTAATGAGTTGCCAGGAAATTCGGTTGGCATAGGATTGGTCGGTTAGAGAAGAGGTGGCGCGGATGACCCGCCGCGCCTACGGGTTCCGGGAGGAAAGTCAGAAAACTCCCGAAAGTTGTTAGGCCTGCGGACGGGCCCACGACGGCACTTCCGGCTGGACTACGTTCGCAGTCGGTGCCGGTTGCGGGGCGGGTGCGGGCTGGGCGGCTTGGTTCGGATTCCAAGGCCCGGCAGGTGTTGCGACGGGCGCCGGTTGCGTGGCTGCGACCCCGCCTTGCTGCGCCCACGAGGGCGCCGCGACGGGTTGCGGGGCAGGTTGCGGTTGCGCGACAGGCGCCGCCGGTTGCGCTTGCGGGGCGGGTTGCGCGGGTTGCTGCCAAGTAGGCTGCGCCGGTGCCACGACGGGCGCCGGTTGCGGTTGCGCGGGGGCCGCCCCTTGAACCCAAGACGGGGCGGCGCTGGCGGGTGCGGCACCGGGCACGGGCTTGGGCGTCATATTCACTTTTTCCGTGCCGACTTTGGCGAAGCCCTTGATTTCATTTTTGGCTTCATATGTTTTACCTGTCGTTTGGTCCGTGCGAGCGGGGACAGTTGCCACCTTGATCAGCAGCGGGATGCCGTGGAGTTGTTGCGTGTCTTCCAGCATGATAACACCGGTCGCATGGCAAATGGCGGAAAGTTGCTCTTGCGCGATTTGTTGGGCGACAGGGTTAGGATTCTGAATGTTCAAACCTTCGAACACTTTGCGCCCGGCGTAGGGATGCCCCTCGCAAAGCGTAAAGGTCAAAGGCATACGCATGCCGTCGCCGGCACTTGTGGGCTTGATATCACTTTCGGTGATAGTTGCTGGATACCAGCCATCAGCAAGCGGAGCGAGGGCTTGCGCGGGTGCGACTAGGGTCGCGTTGAATTGGAGTTGAGCCATATAGTTATCGGTTTGTCTGTTTGTTTGTTTGTGTCTAGTCTAACGGTCGCAACGGCGACCGGGAGAGTGTTGCTTAATTGCTAAGTGATTGGCAAGTTAGTTGGTGAATGAGTTAGATGCCGAGCATCTTGCGGAACACGTGCCCGAGGTCGGGCTTTTCCATAGCATCTAACATGCCGGAGCGGTCTTTGCAATCATATTGGAAATCGGGTTGCGTCTGGAAATAGCGATAGTCCTTACCATCACCGAGCTTGCCAATACGGAGGCAAAGAACCTCGTCAAAAAAGTAGGGCAGTGATGGCCCTAACTGTTGGCCGGGCGCGGATGGCACATAACTTTGAACGCCCGTGACCTCGTCTTTGCTGCGGTCTTGTTTGGCGCTGAAGTAAACGTGTTTGCCAGTTATGTCGCGGAACGCGCGAATAAGATCGGTCATTTGTTCGATCAGTTGCCCGTATGCTTGGCGCGGGTCTTTGAACTTTTTCTTCTCTTCGGCTAACAGTTTTTCAGCGATCTCACTGATACTGTCAACGCAAAGCGTGTCAAAGTTGTTAGCCTCGGGACTTTGAATGGCCCACTGATACATGGAACGGAGGTCCGCGATGCTATTGATTTCGGCAACCGGGATGTTATAGCTGATCGCCGGATTGTTGACACCGAACACGCGCTCGATGTTACTCCTGCGAAGCGATAACATGCCGGATTCCGCGGAGATGATAACAGGCCGCGGAGCGGTTGCGCAAAGTAGCGTTTTGCCGTGACCGGCGCGACTATACACCAACACCTTGATGCCGTTGGATAAGTTCGCTTGTTCGGTGGAAGTGAATACAATTGCCATATTGTTAGAAGGGAGCGAAGCGCGGCTGTTAGAAGGCTCAAGGCCAACAACGGTCCGGAGCAGTCTTTCAACCGCGCTTCAGATTAGTTAGGCTTGGCCAGTTGCCATGCCGGGGCCTTTGGGGGCGTGGGCTTGTTTGATTGCACTGCGATAGCCGGCAATCCATTGCGCCGACTGCGAAGTGCCGTCCTTATATGGATTGTCTTCCGGCACGCCCCCTTGCTCTTGCCACATGAAGCCCTGTTGCTCGGCGGTTGCATGATTAGAAGCGAACGTCTGACCGGACATGACGACGGGTTGCGTGGTCGGTAACGTGTTAGACTGGGCTGCCATAGCTTCAAGGAACGGCAGTTCAGCCACAAGCGCCGCCCGAACTTGCTGGCGGTGCGCCGCGATGCGAGCAGTGTGGATGGACTTGAACTTGTTAGTGTCGGAAGCCAGATTGGCTTCATACGATTCCATGTCAACCTTGCAGATAATCCACTTATAGTCGGTGGAGCTGTTAGGGTCCATTTCCGGCAGGTCATGCACTTGCGTGACCTCGCAGACTTGCAAGCCATTGGAGGGCGTATCCACAACGACGCGGTCCCCGGCTGCGAGCGCAAGACGTGTTTTGTATGTATAGGGCTTGAAGCCGTCGCGGAACTTACAGCTCACGGTTTTGACCGTGTCGTCGAGTAGGGCTAAGATATAGTGTCGGTTCATGTTCGTTGGTCTAGTTGGTTTGTGTGTTAGGCGCCGGCGTTGTGCCGTGCGACAAGGGGAATATACGGTTGCCCGCGAAAAATGCCAAGGCGTTTGGAGAACATAACTTAGGGAATAAGATGCTCCTCGTAACTGGGCTCGCTCGGCGGACCGGTCTGAACGGTTAGGGAAGCCAAGGGCACGAGCTGGATGCGATGCGAGTTCCGGTTGTAGAGCTTAATCGCTCGCCTGTTATAGTAGCGACAGCGCCGCCATTTGAGCGGATGCAGCCACGCCGCGCGAAGCAGATAGTTCAGTTTTCTGATGGTCCGTTGGACCTGACCGAGTTGCTGTTTTGTTAGTTCTTGGGACATAAGATTTCGCGGGCGCGGCTAGGGTAGGAGTCAAGCGGGACGTCGTGATTGTGGATAAAGTATAGCGTGCATTGCCCGGCGCAATAGCAAAGCGCGGCGACGAGCAGGAGCACGACTAAGTGACAGAGAACGCCGCCGAAGTGGCGGACCATTTGCCAGCGCCGTTCGCGGCGTTCCTGGCGTTGTAAGTCATGCAGATAGTTTGTTAGTGGCATCTGATTGTTTTTGTTTCTTGTTCACCGTGTTCACGGCAGTTATTAAATCAAGCGGACCGAACTTGCGGCCGAGTTGCTTTGTTAGGGCTAAAGCGACTAGACGAGACGCTTCAGCGAGAGCTTGGTCGGGGTTCTTTTCACGGTGGCGCGTAAGTGCCTTGTGAATTACGGCGGCGGTTTTATACGTCATATCAACTAACAGTTCGGAGATATGCGACGCATTTTTGCCATGGTTCCGCTTCATATAAAGCGAACTGATCGTCGTTGCTGTGAAACTCGGCGAGGCCGATAACTGCGTTGTAGAGGTGCCCACAATAGAGTTGTTTTTGCTCCGGTGTTAGGTTCGCCAGCAACGCGGAGATGAGCGAATGGTTTGTTGCGAACGGTGGCACTTTGTGATCGACCACTTGCCGCCGCTTCAAGAAGCCACTAAGCAAGGCAACGCGATAGCTTAGTTGTTCAAGGTCTGGTGGCTTGTTCATCGTATGTGATGCTTGCAACGGTTAGGTTTTCGACCGGCGCGGTCTTGGGTGGCAGCCCGTTGGCGCGGCGGCGCATGTCTTTAATAAGCTGTCGCTCCTTTTGAAGATATGCGATAGTGACCGGATACGTGCCGGGCTTTTGCGCGTGAGGTGAGTAATTGCTATACTTATTCATTTTCTTCTACTTTGACTGCGAGTTGTGGGGAGCCGGGTTTGATTGTTAGACAAACTTCAAAGAACGGTTTGACCTCGTCCGGCAATGCGCGGTATTCCTTGATAGCTAGTTCGGGTTTGAGTTTGATAAGTTTGTCGCGGCTATAACCGACAAGTTGCGGTTGCGCGAAAACAGAGTCTAGCAGAGTTTCATCAACCTTGCGCTCGATTTTGTGCGTCATCGTAAACGCGACCTCTTTGGTATGGTCAGCATATTGCAGCGTCGCCTTGAACTTGTTAGCACCTTCTTTCGGGTCGGGGAAGTAGCGTCTAACAAGTTCCGCCCGCAAAGCGCGTTCGCGCTCGACCGCGTAGTCTTTACGGTCATCCCATAGTTGCCAATCCGCGAATAAATCCGGGTCGGGCATTTGTCTGATTAGTTGCTCGGTTTGTGTCATAGCGGCGCCAGTTTAACACGGCAAACCGTTCTAGCAACACCTTTTTTGAGGAACCTTATTTTATTGCTTTGCGTGATTGGTTTGCCAGTGTTAAACCTAACGCATGCCCGAAACACTATACCAACGGCGAACGCTCCACAGGACAGCTCTGGAGCTTCTAATCGCTGATAAGAGAACGCTGTTAGAGATTCACAAACAAAGCGGTCTGCCTTTCTACTGGCTGCGGAAATTGCGCGCCGACGCAATACCGGAGCCCGGTGTGAACCGGATACAAGCCCTATACGAATTCCTAACAAATACTCAACTTACGCTCCCATGATCGACCGCATCCCGCGCGAATTGCAAGAACTGCGACAGTGGGTCGCGGCAGGTGATAACAAAATTCCAATCAACCCTAACACCGGTCGCCCCGCTGATCCTGGCAATCGCCTAACATGGGGCACGTTCGCTGAAGCTAACAGAGCCGGACTAAAACATATCGGCTTTACTCTAGCAATTGACGACCCTTATACCATCATCGACTTGGACGACCCGTTCCTGCGCCCGGATAAGACGCGGATAACGCCTAACTGCCCCGACCACGAGGAAGCCCTAACAAGGACAAAGCGGCACGCGCGAATTCTTCAGTTGTTTGACAGTTATACGGAAATAAGCCAGTCGGGGCAAGGCATGCACGTCATCGTCAAAGGCAACGTGCCGAAAGGAGTTAGACGCGACAAAGTGGAAGTCTATAGCTCGCACAGATATATGATCTGCACGGGCAACGTATTCCGCGACGCGCCTATCGCCGACCGGCAAGAACTGTTAGACCAGCTCTTCGCGGAAATGGATAGCACGGCGACGATAGAGCTAGTCGAAGGCGCCAGTGTTATGGATGACCAGCAAGTTGTTGATATGGCTATGCGAGCAAGCAACGCCGACAAGTTCAACCGACTATGCGCCGGGAAATGGGAAGAGCACTATGCAAGCCAGAGCGAAGCCGACCTTGCGTTGCTTACGATTATCGCCTATTATACAAGGGACAACGAACAAGTCCGCCGGCTGTTTAGATATAGCAAACTCGGGCAACGCGACAAAGCCTTGCGCGACGACTATCTGAACGGTGCCTTGCGTAAGATACGTGCCAAACAGCCGCCCCTTGTGGACTTGTCCAACCTAACGATGACACCGCCCGAGCCGGAGCAAACTATAACGCCCGCGCCCGCACCCGCGCAAGCGTGTGACGTCTGCGATATAACTTTCCCTCCCGGGCTAGTGGGGGACATAGCGCGATTCGTTATGGGTTATGCCGTGCGACCGGTGCCGGAAATTGCGCTTGCGACAGGCATTGCGCTGACTGCCGGCATAGTCGGTCGGAGCTATAACATATCCAACACCGGGCTGAACCAATATGTGATCGTCCTGGCTCCAACGGGCAGCGGCAAGGAAGCCGTGGCACAAGCGGTCGATTGTTTGATAAACGCTGTTAGAATGTCCGGTGTGCCAATGGCAGATCAGTTTGTTGGCCCGGCGGCGTTTGGTTCCGGACAAGGGCTTGTGAGAACGCTCGCAGACGGGGCGCCGTGTTTTGTTAGTGTCCTCGGCGAAGTCGGTCTAACATTGCAACAGATATCAAGTCCCCGCGCCAACTCCGCCGAACAGATGCTGTTGAAAGTCCTGTTAGACCTATATGGCAAATCGGGCTGGGGACAGACACTGCGATCGACAGCATATAGCGACAAGGAAAAGAACACTAAGGTCGTTCAAGCGCCGGGTCTAACGATTATCGGCGAAAGCACGCCGGAGAGCTTTTTCGACGGGCTAAGCGAGGCCCTTGTTAGTAGCGGACTGATACCGCGTTTCCTGACTATACAATACAACGGACCGCGCCCGCAACGAAACGAGAACCCGTTCAACCCGCCCGACCCTGTATTGGTAAAGCGCCTCGCCGACTTATGTGCCATTGCCCTAGCAACCCAACAGAACGCAACTTGCTCGCCGGTTCAGTTAGATAGCGAGGCAACCAAGATGTTCGCCCGCTTTGACAAGTATGTCGACAGCCAGTTTATCGGCGCACGCGAAGCGATAATCCAAATTTGGAATCGCGCCCACCTGAAAGCATTAAAGCTCGCCGGGCTTGTATCTGTTGGCATAAACCCTCACGCGCCCACTGTAACAGCAGACGCCGCCAAGTGGGCGATTGACTTTGTTATCAAAGACGCGATGGCGATTGTTAGCAAGTTCACGCAAGGGGATATCGGTAACAGCTATTCCAAACAATTTGCGACCATTTTACGATGGATGGAAGGTTATAGAACGCTCAGCATTAAGCAACGCCAGAATTACAAAGCGCCGGCAACTGTTATCCACAAGCCGGACGTTGTGCCGCTCGCAATGTTCACGACTATGGCTCGGACTAACAAAGCATTCAACGCCACCCCTAACCGGACCCCGCGACAGTTAGTAGAGCAGACACTGAAAGACCTAGTGGACGAGGAGATTATAGCTTTAATCCCCCTCGATCAATGCCTGTTAGAATTTAAGACCAAAATGCCGCTTTACATTCGCGGTATCAACTGGGCTACTCATTATGCTAACGCAATTCAAGAGGGCTAAGGGGAAGCGGGGGAATTTGCAACTCCGCGCGGCATCCCTACAGCCGTATAGCTGGCGAGCTGTTAGGGGTAGGGAGGGAAACCCCCCCACCCCTATACAGTTTTTCCCTATAATCAACTTGAACTTGCCTATAACATGCGAGGTTTTTTACTTATTACTTCCCTTATTCCTTAATTCCCTATATATTAGAAAAGCTATATACAGCAAGGGTTTGCCAGTGGAACCGATTAGGGAAACCGACCTTCCCAACTAAAATATATGAATAGAACCATAGAACAAGCTATAGAGCAACACGCTGAAAGGCGTCTTGCAGAATTTCGCCATGGCATATATGAAAGCCCGCTTGCCATAACTAACGGGCACAGCGTGCAAAGCAGACAGCAACGCGAATTCTGGCTACAAGCCACGCGCCCTCGTGGACAGCGCCAACGGCCGAAGCGTATATCAATCAGCTCATACAAACTGTGAACAATTAAACCCTCGCAACTTACATAGATTTGAACGCCAAACAATTAGCGATAGATATGGTAGCGATGCGGCAAATTTCCGCACTGCCGGCTAGCCTTTTGATACCGCACTATCTCATCCACTCTTATCTATACTATCGGTTAGATGTGAATATGTTAGAAGACAGCGAGTATGACGAACTTGCTAGACGTGTCTTCAACGAATGGGACGGCCTAGATCATCTACATAAATTCTTGATTCATAAAGACGCTTTACTTTCCGGCGGTTCATATATAGCGTTTCCTCTGCGGGTTGCAGAATGCGCCAAGATGTTCGCAGCCTCACTTCAACCAAAATCATATCTAACAAAAGGAGAACTAGCCATGGCAATCAATGCACGCTCAAAGGGACAACGCGGCGAACGCGAAATCATAGACCTCTTGCAGCCTCATGTTAATGAGGTGAGCATATATAATCAGATGGACCCGCCGCTATTGCAACGGAACACGCTGCAAAGCGACCAAGGGGGATTTGATATAGTAGGGCTGCCGATGTTAGCGATTGAGGTCAAGCGTGTGGAAAGCGATACTCCCGGCGCGCTTGCGTCTTGGTGGGCGCAGGCAGTTAAGCAATCAACACCGACAGCGGAACCGATTCTTATATACAGGATGAACGCCCGTCCTTGGCTTGTGCGAATGTATGTTAGGTTGAAACTACCTAACGGAGCATTCTACAAGGTGCCCGGAGTTGTTAGTATGGACGCCTTCATCTTCTATATGAAGTCGGTTTTACACAATCATCAAATGGAGCAGAAAAAGCCCGCTTGACAAATAGGGCAATCATATAACACCTTCCGCGTATGGCACTCATCCCACCATGGCTTCAAAACGCCCACCTGCCCACGACTACGGTTCCCGTCGGTCACAATCCAAAGAAACGGACAGGCATGGCCGCCGCGTCGCCAAAAACATTTGAGATCGTTCCCGTGTTAGAAAAGGAGCCTAGCCAGCAAGACAAGATGCGTTGCGAGGAATTTGCTAGACAATATATCATCGACTTCAACCAACGGCGCGCGGCTATGCGAATGGGTTATGGCGAAAGCGTCGCGGCTCGCTATGGCGGGGAATGGTTCTGGAAGCCATATACGCAAGCTTATCTTGTTAGCCTCATTCGTAACATAGAGGAACGGTGCCTTGTGTGCCGCAACGAAGTGATCGCCGGGCTGCTCCGCGAAGCTAACAGATATGACGAGGACGCATCTTCGACAAGTCGGATTTCCGCATGGCGCGAGATTGGCCGCATCCTTGGCATGTATATCAACCGCATCGAGCTATCTGCTAACAGTTCCGGCGTCATGGAGGTGCCGCTTGTCGCTAACAGCGAGCAATGGGAATCCGTTGCGATTGATGCTCAAACTTCACTTATGAAAGGAATACGACTATGACTGTAATCTGCGCGAACTGCCGAACCGAAAACCATGGCGTCATCACTAACTGTCACTCGTGCGGGATGTCGCTTTGCCAGCGTGAACCCGCGCCGGGCTTTAATAAGAGCGGCTCCAAGTATCTGCGACATATTATCACAACGCCCGACGGGCTTGCGGACGTATATGCCGTCCTCGACGCCTTTGATGTTAGGTGCCCCGCTCGGCAGCATGCCATCAAGAAGCTGTTATGTTCGGGCTTGCGCGGCAAAGGCAGCGCCTTGCAAGACCTAACAGAAGCCGGCGATGCGATAGCTCGTGCGATTGATTTGCAGACTGTTAGGGAGAACCCGACACGCGAATGACAATCACATTCATCTTTGCCATCGGGGAACTTGTTAGCCATATCGCCGACACTGCGGCGCAAGGCGTCGTCGTTGCTGTTATGCAACGGGGCGGCAGTCGCAGTTATGAGGTTCAGTGGGGCGTCGAAAAATGTATCTGGCACATCGAGTGTGAGCTTCTAACAATTCCAAAACTACAACCGGAAATCGGCTATCATGGTCACTAACAACTTCACAGACAGCAAGGGCAAACCGCTTGGCACACCCGACAGGGTTCGCCTAGCGCCTAGCATAAGCCCGCCCCGCCTTGTATGGGCCCCACTGCGGGGGCACAACGGGGCCAAGGGTTCGCAAGAATTGTTTATATCGTGTCCCTGCCATCATGTCTTATATCATGGCACACGCGGTCCGGGCAAAACGGATGCTCAAGTTATGCAATTCCGTTCCAAGGTGGGCAAGGGCTACGGGGCATTCTGGCGGGGCATTATATTTGATCGCAGATATAAGAACCTTGACGACCTTATATCTAAAGCTAAGAGATGGTTCTTCCAATTCGACGATGGCGTGCAATTCCTTAAAAGCCAAGGCGACTTGAAGTTTGTTTGGCCTAGCGGCGAGGAGCTACTATTTCGCAAGTTCAGCTGTGATGCTGACTATTGGGATTATCACGGACAGGAGTTTACATTCATCGGCTGGAACGAGCTAACAAAATTCGCAACGCCGCAGTTTTACGATTTGATGATGTCGTGTAATCGCTCGTCGTTTGTTCCTGTTAGACATAGCCCAGCCCTAACCGAAAACGATCACGCTTTGTTAGGGCAAGCCAATTATGATTTGGAAGTGTTAGGTATGGCACAAGGGGAGGAGGTGGCTGCCGCTATCCGCGCGAAACTGTTACCCGAGATTCCGCTATGGGTTAGATCCACGACTAATCCATACGGACCCGGCCATGGCTGGGTGAAACGTCGCTTCATTGATGTAACAGAGCCGGGCTTTGTGCATCGCGTGACAACGAATGTATTCAACCCTCGCACGCAACTCCGCGAAGATATCGTCAAAACGCAAGTTCATATATTCGGCAGCTATAAGGAGAACATATATCTCGCCCCGGAATACGTCGCCGACCTTGAAAACATAACAGAGGAGAACCGCCGGCAAGCTTGGCTATATGGCAACTGGAACATCACAGCCGGCGGCGCATTTGACGACTTGTGGAAAGACGATGTTCATAAACTACCGCGTTTCAAGGTGCCGTATAGTTGGCGAGTATGCCGTTCATTTGACTGGGGATCAACGCATCCCTTTTCTGTTGGCTGGTGGGCGGTTTGTGATGGCACTGAAGCTGTTATGCCGGACGGTCGCTTGTGGGCGCCGCCGCGTGGCACTTTGATTAGGATATCCGAATGGTATGGCTGCGCCAAGGATAGGCACGGGCAATTGCGCATCGGGGACAACGTCGGTATCAAGATGAGCGCGGGTGATATAGGCAAGGGCATAGTATATCGCGAGGGCATACTAACAGGAGAAAAGTGGGCACCGATATACATTGAACCGGGACCAGCAGACAACCAGATTGAAGACAAAACACAAGTTGACGTTGATTCTATCAAATTGAAGTTAGAGCAAGCCGGCGTCACCTTCATACGATCTAACAAATCACCGGGTTCACGCAAGATAGGGCTTCAACTAATGCGCGACCGGCTACAGGCATCACTTTTAAGGGAAGGTCCGGGCATTTATTTTATGGACAACTGCCGGGCATCACTGGCAATACTACCTACGTTGCCACGCGACGAGGATGACCCCGATGATATTGATACAACCGCCGAAGACCATATATGGGATGAAACACGGTATGTCGTCCTCGCCGGTGATATACGCTCTGCCACGAAACTGAACCTAGAACTGCCCCACTAACATGCCCAACAAGAAGAATGCGAAAGTCGATTTTGTTAGACAAGAGGTCCGCGACCTTTTGCCGAAGTGGGCGATGATTCGGGATTGCATAGCCGGAACATTTGCCATCAAGGCGCAGCGAACACTTTACCTCGTTATGCCTAACAGCGACGACCAATCCAAACAAAACTTGGCCCGCTATTCCGCCAGACTTGCTAGGGCGGTCTTCTATAACGTCACAGGGCGGACGCTTAGCGGTTTGATTGGCCAAGTGTTTGCCAAGGAACCAAGTGCCGACGTGCCGCCTACCTTGCAGCCGTTTCTGTTAGACGTCGATGGCGCTGGCGTTACGTTAGACCAGCAAGCCAAGCGTGCCCTCGGCTATGTCTTGGCACACGGCCGTGCCGGCTTGCTTGTCGATTATCCTGCTCTAACAGATGTCAACGGGCAAGCGGTCCCAACGACGCGCGCCGATCTGTTAGCCGGAAATGTTAGGCCGACGATTACGATTTACGAGCCTTGGAACATCGTTAATTGGCGGCATCGCCAAATCGGTTCCAAAACGCTACTTTCGTTAGTTGTCATCTTGGAGCAGTATCTGAAAGAGGACGACGGGTTTGAGCCGACATACGAGGATCAGTATCGCGTGCTCCGCCTTAACGAAGCCGGGCAATACGAGGTCGCCATCTATCAGAAGCGGGACGATGGTTGGGAAGAGATTTCGTTAGTCGTTGTTCGCGATGCCAAGGGTAAGCCGTTAGATATGCTGCCCTTCACGTTCATCGGCGCCGAGAACAACGAACCGGAACCCGACCAGCCGCCTCTGTTAGATATGTCGACGCTGAACGTGGCGCACTATAACAACTCCGCCGACTACGAGGATTCGTTATATACTACGGGGCAGCCGACCTATGTTTTCAGCGGTCTAACTGAACACTGGGTCAAGAATGTTTTGAACGGTTCTGTTAGTGTTGGCTCGGCGAGCGGCGTTATGCTACCGCCCGGCGCAACCGCTCAAATCTTGCAGCCTAACCCTAACACGATGGCAAAGGAGGGCATGGAACACAAAGAGCGCCAGATGAAAGCCCTTGGTGCCAAGCTTGTGGAGGACAAAGCCGTCCAACGAACTGCCACCGAAGCCGGCATGGAGGAAGCCAGTGAAACGTCTATCCTAACAAGTTCCGCGAACAACGTGTCGGCGGCCTATACGTTCGCGCTCGGCTGGGCCCTAACATTCGTCGGTGAAGCGCGAAATGATTCGTTAGACTATGCCTTGAACACCGACTTACAAGTTAGTCGTTTGACATCGCAGGACCGGGCGCAACTGATTGCAGAATGGCAAGCGGGCGGAATGGATTGGGAGGAGTATCGCTGGAACATGCGACGCGGTGGCCTTGTATTCAAAGACGA